GGGATCTATGATCTACCTCAGTTCTTGAATGGAGTTAATCTCATGAGGGATCCAGATTTGGATCTTAGGAATGAGACCTATATGATTATCCGTGAGGGTAAGTCAACTAAGGTTAAGTTTGCTTTTGCAGATCCTGATTGTATAGTTATCCCACCTGAGAAGCAAATGAAACTTCCCTCAAGTGATGTTAACTTCCAGTTAGATAGCATTCAACTTGGTAAACTCTTGAAGGCATCTGCTGTATATCAGTTACCTGATCTATCAGCAATTGGTGATGGTGAGGAAGTTACTCTAGTAGTATCTGATCGTAAGAATGATAACTCTAATGAGTATACTCTTGTGGTTGGTAAGACAGAACAAACTTTTGAGTTTAACTTTAAGATTGAGAACATTAAGTTGATTCCTGGTTCTTATGATGTTCAGATCTCTAAAAAGAACCTTGCCAAATTTACCAATAGCAATTATAATTTAGATTACTTTATAGCATTGGAACCTGATTCGACATATGCGTAAGGTTTGGAAGATTTGGAAGTACTCACTGGGAAGTTTTTCAGATACTCAAACTAAAAGATATGACGATATAGTATGCGTTATCCGTAGCATTATATTTGTAACTTATCTTATTACTAACTGTTTTATTACTGCTGGTGTTATTCGTCATTGGAATCCACCAGCAAAATCTGTGATACATTATGAAGCGTGATTTTCTTTGGGTTGAAAAGTATCGACCCAAAACAATTGAAGAGTGTATTCTTCCTGAGAATATTAAAGAAACCTTTAGGCAGTTTCTAAATAAAGGTGAGATTCCTAATCTTCTTTTAACAGGACCAGCAGGTGTGGGTAAGACCACTGTTGCTAAAGCACTCTGCGAACAGTTGGGATGTGATTACATTCTGATTAATGGTTCTGATGAGGGGAGATTTCTTGACACGGTACGAGGACAAGCAAAGAACTTTGCTTCTACTATGTCCTTATCTGCTTCATCTAACCATAAGGTTATTATTATTGACGAGGCAGACAACACGACACATGATGTTCAGTTGTTGTTGAGGAGTAACATTGAGGCATTCCATAAGAACTGTAGGTTCATCTTCACCTGCAATTATAAGAATAAAATCATTGAACCGCTACACTCCAGGTGTTCTGTGGTTGAGTTCTCGATTAAAGGTAAAGAGAAGGCAGAGATACAGGTCTCTTTCTTCGATAGGATTGTGGGAATTCTTGAAGGGGAAGGTGTTGAGTTTGACAAAAAGGTTCTTCTTCAATTAATTAATAAACATTTTCCTGATTGGAGGAGAGTGTTGAATGAGTTGCAGAGATATTCAGTTGGTGGTACAATAGATTCAGCTATCTTAGTAGAGTTTTCCGATGTTAAGATTGACGACCTCATTAAAACGCTTCGTGCGAAAGATTTTCCTGGAGTCAGGAAGTGGGTCGTTTCTAATCTGGATAATGATCCTGCTGTATTGCTTCGCCGTCTTTATGATGGCCTTTATCAAACCCTTGACGGTCCTAGTATTGCTGCTGCTGTGCTCATTATTGCTAAGTATCAGTATCAGATTGCTTTTGTGGCCGACCAAGAGATAAATATACTAGCTTGTCTTACCGAAATTATGGTGGAGTGTGAATTCAAATGAAAAAAGGAACAGTCATACAAAAAACAAGAAAATTAATTAAAGGTGTTGGAATAAATGATATATTAATTCCACAATTTACGAAGAGTAAGATTTATAGGACTTGGGTTGATATGATCAGACGAACTGATGGTAGAGATACTAGACTTTTAAATACAACACATCCTTATTATAAAGATTGTACTCTTGATCCAGTATGGTTTAGACTTTCTGTTTTTAAAGAGTGGATAGAGACATTTGATAACTATGAAAGAAAAGTAATTGATAAAGATATTATAAAATTTGACAATAGACATTATTCACCTGATACTTGTTTGATGGTTAGACCAGTTGTTAATGCTTGGTTTAAACCAGAAGATAGAAAGAGAGATCGTTTACCAAGAGGAACTGCTTATGTATCTGGTTATCTAGGTAGAAAAAACCATAGGGGAGGAAAACCATATCGTGCTCAAATACATAATCTAAAAATAGAAGGGAATCATGTAGTAGCATCAAAAGGGAGAGATCATTTAGGTACTTTTGAAACTCCAGAAGAAGCATCTTTTGTATTTGAAAAAGCAAGGAAAGAACAACTGCATAAACTTATTGATACTGAAACAGATCCCAGAGTAATAAACGCACTTCGCAATCAAATGCAATGGGAGGTACTACACAATAGTTACTGGTGACACTTAAAGATCATCTAGCTCCAAAAAAAGATTGGACTAAGGAACAATGGTTACAACATGCACAAACTATGGTGCATAGTCCTTGGATTGATGAAGATGAAAAGGATTATTGGCAATACAAAATTGATGAATTATCATGAAAGCATTGAAAACACCACTTAGATATCCAGGCGGAAAATCTCGTGCTTGTACTAAACTAGCACAACATTTTCCAGATCTAAAAAATCTTACAGAATTTAGAGAACCTTTTGTTGGTGGTGGTTCTGTAGCATTGTTTGTTAGTAAATTATATCCTCATCTAGATATCTGGGTAAATGATCTTTACCGACCACTTGCTATATTCTGGCAACAGTTGCAGCATGATGGTCAAGCAATGCAGGATAAGTTATGGTCTATTAAGAACATGAATCCTGATAGGGATACTGCAAAGGAGTTATTTTTTCAATCAAAGGAGGGCGTGAATGATGAAAGTAAATCGCAATTTGATAGGGCGTGTGACTTTTACATTGCTAATAAGTGCAGTTTTAGTGGTCTCACTGAGTCCTCCTCCTTCTCACCTCAGGCAAGTGAATCCAATTTTTCGTTTCGAGGAATTGAAAAACTAGCAGAGTATAGTAAGTTAATTGAGAATTGGAATATAACAAATCTTGATTGGAAGGAATTGATGTCTGACAATAGAAATTCATTTATATACTTAGACCCTCCTTATGAAATAGGAAATAATTTATATGGTAAGAAAGGGGATATGCATAAGCATTTTAACCATGACGATTTTGCTACTGTCTGTGATGAGTTTACAGCACCCCAGTTAATATCCTATAATAGTAGTCAAGTGATTAGGAATCGTTTCAAAAATTGGAATGCTGCTGAGTTTGATCACACTTATACTATGCGATCTGTTGGTGACTACATGAAAGATCAACAGGATCGTAAAGAATTACTTCTACTTAATTATGGAACTTAAACACTGGTTAAATTCGATTAATTTTAATAAAGAGAATATTCTAGATGAAGATCCTAGAGAAAAGTATCCAGCATTTGTTGTGAACAAATGTCTATCTGGTTCTTTGGATTCTGTCTTGTTTGCAAACGAGATGAACAAGTCTCATTTTCTTGATCCTAAACTTCAGTATGATTTTCTTTTAAATTCTTTAAGGAAGAAGAAGAGATTTGCTCCTTGGTTAAAGAAGGGTAAGATAGAGGATATAGATGCAGTAAAAAAATATTATGGATATAGTAATGAGAAAGCACAACAGGCATTGAGGATTCTTACAAAGGATCAGATTAAATATATTAAAGGTAAACTTAATACTGGAGGAATGATGTGAAGATACTTAGTATTGATTTAGATTTTATATCTGAACCTGCCATTAATCATAACCAAACTGTTAAAGAAACAGAAGAGGGATATGATTTCTGGCCAGTTGTTAAATGGGCAGAATTATTTGCAGATCATCCTGGTGAGTTTAGTCATAAAATTAGTGTTGATAATTATCAGTATTGTCTTAGAACATATTTAAAAGCACTTAGGCATTGTACTGATGTTAGATTTGGATATGACCATGACAATATTCTATATGGATTAGAAGGTCATAGTGATATAGAAATAATAAACATAGATCATCATGATGATATATTCTCTGGATGTTTTGGAGAAGGACCACAGGAAGAGATAATGTCATTAAAGACTTATGATAGAGTTATGGAAGGTAACTGGGGTATGTGGTTACAGACTCAAAATAGATTAAAATCTTTTACTTGGATTGGTAACAAGTCCAGTAATAATATTGGACATATTCCTTATGCTGAAAAGTATATTGATGATTTTAAATTTTATACTAAAGATGAATATAATTTTGGTGACTACAAGTTTGATCAGATTTTTGTGTGTATATCACCAGGATATATACCACCATTACAGTGGCACATGATAGGAACTTTTATGACAGTGTATGAGGAGATAACTGGTAATGTTATAAACTTAGATGATTTTAATAAGAAGTATGAGATTGAAAAGTATTATGCTCAGGTAACTGATTTCATTACTAAAGACACTACTATTGGTAAGGGATCTCCTTCTGCAAGATTTATTTACTAAATACCTTTACGAATAAAATTTAATGAAAACGATGAGTGTTGTGAATGAACCAACGGTGGATTGGTCCCCCGATAAGATGGTTGAAGTATCATTAGGTGAACCAGATGATTTCCTTAAAGTACGAGAGACTCTAACCCGTATAGGTGTGGCATCCCGTAAAGAGAAGAAGTTATATCAGTCTTGTCACATACTACATAAACAAGGACGGTATTTTATTGTCCACTTCAAAGAATTATTTGCCTTAGATGGAAAAAGAGCTAACCTTACTGTTAACGATGTGCAGCGTAGGAACCGTATTTC